CCAGAAGATGCAGATAAACTAGCCAGTAAGGGTGTCAAACTCCGAGAGTACGAAGGTACAGCACAACGTAAGTTTAGTACCAAGTACGAAGTACCAATGTTTGATGCAGAAGGGAATGAGTTTAATGGTCGATTGACCAGAGGCTCAAAGGTAAGGGTTAAGTACGCGGAAGGGAAACCTCACCCAGTACATGGAACGTCTACCTACTTGTCAGCTATTAAGGTTGTTGAACTCGCAGAGCCTGTGGAAGGTGGCGGGGACTTCTAATGACTGACTCGCATTTTGTTAAACATGAGCCATGCCCATCGTGTGGCTCTAAGAACAATCTCGCGAGGTACTCCGATGGTCATGCCGTCTGTTTTACAGGCGGTTGTGACCACTACGAGAGAGGCAACGGAGAGGTTGTGGAAAGTAAACCCAAAGCGAACAGGAAACTAGAGATGACAGGAGTAGTAGCGTCAATACCCGATAGACGTATATCAGAGGCAACGTGCAAGAAGTTTGGCGTTACAGTTGAGTACGACACAGAGGGTAAGATAAGCAAGCATCACTACCCATACTTTGACAAGGACACAGGCGCGCAGACAGGGAACAAGTCACGCATAGTAAGCAGTAAATCATTCTATGCAAGCGGTACGTTTGATAACGCAGGTCTGTTTGGTCAGCAAGCGTTTAAAGGTGGTGGTAAATACATAACAGTAGTAGAGGGAGAAGCTGATGCCTTAGCGGTGTCAGAGATGTTTGATGGTAAGTGGGCTGTAGTGTCAATACGCTCAGGAGCATCAGGCGCAGTGAAGGACATCAAGCAGAACTTGGAATGGCTTGAATCATTCGAGAACGTAGTCATCTGTTTCGACAGTGACAATGCGGGTCAGGAAGCATCTCGTGCGGTGTTAGATTTATTTACACCCAACAAAGCGAAGAACGTAAAGTTACCTGTAAAGGACGCAGGTGAAATGCTGAAGGAACGCAACGTGCAAGGGTTCATCAGGGAATGGTGGAACGCTAAGACGTATCAACCAGATGGTATCATCGCAGGACTAGATACTTGGGAGTCCATCGTAGCACAGGAAGACGTTAAGTCCATTCCGTATCCGTGGACTTGCTTGAATGAGATGACCTATGGTTTCAGGGAGAAGGAACTAGTAACGATAACCAGTGGTTCTGGTATGGGTAAGTCACAGATTGTCAGAGAGTTGGAACACTACTTACTAGGTGCAACAGATGACAACATTGGCATACTCGCATTGGAAGAAGACATACCTAAGACTGCTCTAGGGATTATGAGCATCGAGGCAAACCAGACTCTACATCTGAGCCGCGAGTTTAGCAGGGAAGACAAAAAGGTATTCTGGGACAACACGTTAGGTACAGGACGTATCTATATGTTTGACCACTGGGGTTCTACCAATGAGGATAACTTACTAAGTCGCATTAGGTATATGGCGAAAGGTCTTGATTGTAAATGGATTATTCTCGACCACTTAAGTATTGTTGTGTCAGACCAAGAGAATGGTGATGAACGTAAAGCCATCGACAGCATCATGACTAAGCTACGACAGTTAGTGCAGGAGACAGGTGTTGGATTGTTCTTGGTGTCACACCTACGTAGACCATCAGGGAAGGCTCACGAAGATGGCGGGCAGATTAGCTTGGCTGAGTTACGAGGTTCAGCGGCAATCGCACAGCTATCGGACATGGTGATTGGTTTAGAACGTGACCAACAGAACCCAGATGCACAGGTAAGGAACACCACTACAGTACGGATACTTAAGAACCGATACGCAGGACTTACAGGGGCGGCTTGCTACCTCTACTACGACAAAGATACTGGGCGTATGATTGAAACAACTTGTCCAGTTAACGATGATAATCAGGAGTTCTAACATGGCTAATAGAGTGGGGCAGTATCATATACATGACGTAGATAACGCAGACCCTATGCTAGTAGAGAACGCAATAGAGTCTTTAAAAAATCTAGGCAAGACTAAAATATATCCTTATGGCGCAGGTCAGATATGTTTTCATCATAGAAAGTGTTATTTCTTTATAACGCCTTACTCTATGAAGTGGTGTCCTAGACACAAGGCACATCAGAAGTGGTACAAAGGTTATGAAAGTATTGAGGAAATCTTTGACGCTATAAATGGTTGGTGTGATTACAGAGACAGCTTTGGGAAAGACAAGTAATGAAGCAGGTTGTTTTTGATATAGAAGCCAACGGACTAAAGCCTACAAAGGTTTGGGTAATCGTTGCTTGTGACCTATCAAACCAAGAGACAGTTACGTTCTCAGGTGATACGTTGCAGGACTTCAATGCTTATATCAAAGATGCTGAGGTCATTGGTCACAACATCATTGGCTATGACGTACCAGTTCTTGAACGATTGTTAGGTACAGACTTTAGTAGTTGTAAGATTACAGATACATTAGTATTGTCACGACTCACTGACCCATCACGGGAAGGTGGTCATTCATTGGACAGTTGGGGACAGCGTTTAGGTTTCCCGAAAGGAGAACATAATGATTGGGATACATTTTCTCAGGATATGGTGGACTACTGTAAGCAAGATGTGCTTGTTAATGTCAAAGTGTACAACGCGTTACGAAGTGTACTGGCAGGTTTCGGAAGCGAAAGCATTAGCCTTGAGCATCAAGTACAAAGCATTATTACAAAGCAAACAGACAATGGTTGGTTACTAGACCAAGAGCATGCTTTCATACTGCTTGCACAACTTAAGGAAAAGAAGTATGACCTTGAAGATAAGGTACATGAAACATTTAAACCATTACCTACATTCATCAAGGAGATAACACCTAAGTACAAGAAGGACGGCACGATGTCCGTAGTTGGTCTTAAGTTTCTAGGAGACCAGTGGGAGAACTATACAGCACCTTTCAGCCGTATTGATTACCCTGCGTTTAACTTAGGTTCACGTCAGCAGATAGGCAGATACTTGCAGTTCTTTGGTTGGAAGCCAGAGAAGTTTACAGAGAAGGGACACGTTATTGTAGACGAAGCTATACTGTCTAAGGTTACTGGTATACCCGAAGCTAATATGATTGCTGAATACCTAATGGTTCAGAAGCGTATTGCACAGGTACAGAGTTGGCTAGATGCTGTTGAAGATGATGGACGAGTGCATGGGTATGTAAATGCTAATGGAGCAGTGACTGGTCGCATGACGCATTCTAGTCCCAATGTAGCACAAGTGCCAAGCTCAAGCGCACCCTATGGCAAGGACTGTAGAGCCTGTTGGACAGTACCCAAAGGCTACAAGGTTGTCGGTATGGATGCATCAGGACTTGAGTTACGTATGCTTGCACATTATATGAACGATGAGGGATATACAAATGAAATACTCACTGGAGACATTCATACAGCAAACCAACTTGCTAGTGGTGTTGACACACGAAGTCAAGCAAAGACTTTCATCTATGCGTTCCTCTATGGAGCAGGGGATGCAAAAATCGGAAGTATCGTTGGAGGAACTGCTAGAGACGGTAAGCGACTTAAGGAGAAGTTCCTATCAAACACGCCATCTCTTAAAGACCTACGAGAAAGAGTTAGCGTGGCATCTGGAAGAGGTTATGTTCACGGACTGGATAGGAGACGAGTCGCAGTACGCTCAGAACACTCAGCACTAAACACGTTACTGCAATCGGCAGGTGCTATCGTTATGAAGAAGGCGTTATGTTTGCTAGACGAATACGCTAGTGCTTGGAAAATTGACTACAAATTTATAGGTAATATACATGATGAAATTCAAACAGAAGTTAGAGCAGATGAAGCAGAAGTTTTCGGAAGGCTTGCAGTCTCTTGCGTTGAAGCCGCAGGTACTTATTACAAACTTAATTGCCCTCTTGCAGGGGAGTACCAAGTCGGAGACAACTGGTCGGAAACTCACTAAGGACTGTAACCACTGTGGCGTTGAGTTAGAGAAGGGTGTCAACTGGGCGGTCAGTAGTTCTAAAAAGGGTGATTATATCTGTAAGAAATGTAACTCTAAGAAGACTATTAGAAACATTAATAAACGCAAGAGGAAAGCACAATGAAACCTTGCAAAGCAGATAGAAAGAAGTTCGACCTCGACTTACAGTACGGAGAAGTCAGAGAGGATAAGGTAGCTGAGATGCTACAGGACAAGAAGATTGAAGTTAAATCAGAGAAGGACTTATGGCAGAAGACAGGCAACATCTGCATTGAGTATGAGTCTTGGGGCAAGCCGTCAGGCATTGAGGCTACCGAGTCAGACTACTGGTTTCATAACCTTTGCATCGGTGATGATGAATACTGTACACTAGTGTTCAAGACTCCAGTCCTAAAGAAGATTGTTAATAAGTTAGATACGTTCAGGAGTGTATCAGGGGGAGACCATAACGCAAGCCGTATGCACCTGGTCAACCTACGTAAGTTATTTTCAAGTGATGTCATTAAGGCATTCAAGGATATAGACGATGAGTAAAACAATACATACATTAGTAGATGATATATACCGATTGATGGAGACTAAAGAGGCAGAGGAATCCGTAGACGTAGAGGCTGAGATTGAACTGTTCGGTGAGAACATGAAGAGTCTAATGCGTACCGAGTTCGGACGTAAGCGTACAACGGATAGAAGAACATTGCGCCTGTCAAACATTGGTCGTGACGATAGGGTCTTATGGAATGTTGTTAATGGTACTGAGAAGGAAGAGATTAAACCTGCTACCTACATTAAGTTTATGTATGGTCACTTGATTGAAGAGATGCTGTTGTTTATGACACGCATGGCAGGACACGAAGTATCAGACGAGCAACGTGTATGTGAAGTAGAGGGTATCAAGGGACACATGGACTGTAAGATTGATGGGCTTGTAGTGGACGTTAAGTCAGCCAGTTCCTTTGGGTTCAAGAAGTTTAAGGATGGTACACTGGCTATGGACGATGCCTTTGGTTACGTTGACCAGATTAAAGCATACGCCCATGCCTGTGGTGAGACTGAGTTCGGTTGGTTAGCTATGGACAAAGCCAATGGACATCTCGCGGTACTTAAGTACGACCTAGAGGATACCCAAGCCCCTATACACGAACACATCAAGGGAGACATTAGGGAGCGTATTAAGCACGTTAAGGAGATGGTTAAGGGAGATGAGCCTACTGAGTTATGTACCGAGACAGTACCAGATGGTAAGTCAGGTAACAAGAAGCTAGGCATCAAGTGTTCCTACTGTCAGTACAAGAAGCACTGCTATCCAGAACTAAGAGCCTTTGCCTATTCATATGGTCCGAAATTCCTAAGTGAGGTAGTCAACGAGCCTAGAGTACAGGAGATTAACCTTGAGCAAATATAAACCTAGAAAGACTAGCGGTAAGTTTAGGTCAGCACTGGAGAAGGAGTTTTCAAAGGAGGTTAAACGTAAAGGGTTTGACTACGAGCCATACGGAATGCCCTACACAGTGTTCAGAACTTATATGCCAGACTTTGTACATGAACCAAGCAAGACAGTAGTGGAAGTAAAAGGTTTCTTTCGTGTAGGTGACACCTTGAAATATAAGTCAATTCGTGATACAATATCAGTAGATGGTTACGAATTAGTATTCCTACTATCGAATGAACATAAGAAGGTACGGAAGGGCGGTAAGATTACAATGGGTCAGTGGTGTGAAAAGGAAGGTATGAAACACTACACCCTAAGTACCGCACAGGAACTTGTCAAATACGTTGAAGGAAAAGAATGATGTCACACACATTGGAGGAACTCAAGGAAGCAGTAGCAAGGGACTACGATGCGGTACTGGTTGTCGAAGCATTAGACATCTCAGTTGAGGACTTGCTAGAGGCTTTCGAGGATAGATTAATTAGGAACAGAGACTTATTTACGGAGGATGATTATGAGCATTGATGACGCAACACCTGCTGACTGGGATGCACTACGAGAGAAGCACCCCGCATTGATTAAGAAGTATGAAGACTTCGTGACCAAGAATGAAGATGTGGTCAACAGTCCTCAGCACTATAACTACGGAAAGATAGAATGTATTGAAGCCATCGAAGAGTCTATGACACCAGACGCATTCAAGGGTTATCTCAAGGGCAATACTATGAAGTACCTGTGGCGTTATGAACGCAAGGGCAAAGCAGTAGAGGACTTAGAGAA